GTAAGTGATGGTGTTAGGTGTAAAGTGTACACGACCATCAGACTCATGCACATCATCAGAAGTATGCATGATATCGCCTTGGAAAACACCTTTCTTTGGTGTCACCTTTGGCAGATGTTGTAATGCAGCTCGCAGTTTCGATACGAGACCAGGAGCATGTCCATGGTTACGCTCGATATCTTCTGGAGTATAATTGATCTTTGGATTCTTATTGAAGGCAGACTTCGATGCTACGAAGAAACGACCAGTTTCAGGATGACGACCGAATACCACAGAAGGAGAACCATCATACTTCATGGTGATTCTTGTATCGTTCTTCTTGCCTGTCAGTCTGTCATGCACATCTTTGAGATTGTGATAGGCATGAGAAAAGCCTTCATGCCCAGCATTAATCACGTGATCTTCGGCATGCTCAAGATGCTTCAGCTTAGTTTCGTCAAGCTCTTCTGCAAGGAAATTTCTAAAACTTGTCATCGTACTGTTTTTACCGATCCATCAGGATTTACAAAGAAGGCTTCGAACGTAATATCAGGAAACTCTTTCTTCAATGAAAGAAATGCCTGAAGATTGCTAGGAGCATCATCAAACAACCGAAGCTTTACGTAATTCTTAGTATTTATATACTTTCGAAAGATGATCTTCTTGGCTTCAGCCGAAGAGTCGATCTTCAGGTTACCAGCTCGTTCGACATGGATATTATCGATAGGTAGACCATGATCTCGAAACGTCTGAAGGAAGATATCCTTGTTATCGAAGTCAGCTCGCGCTGTACAGATAATCACTCGACTATGAGGATTCTTTTTCGAGTTAGCAAAGATAGCTTTTGTTTTTGCAACCATACGAGTGATTGGCTTGGATGACCTACGAAATACCTCGGCGTTTGCAAACTCTCCGAAGTCGTAGGTTTCACCCTTCTTACGCTTGTAAGTGTTGAACTCTTGGTTGTCGAGCATTCTGACAAGGTTGCCGTCTTTTACAACGGCAACCTTTGCATACGTGTGAAACAATGTCTCATCAATATCGAATATCGTGAGGGTACCAGTACCAACAAACTCTTTAAATCTTTTCTTTATCATAGTTTACTCTACAATAGTTTCGATAAAATGTACATGTTTATTTTTATAATTTTACGTTTGGTTTGAGCACACCGCTCGTCAAACGATCGAGCATGATATCGCTCTTCTTAACCTTCTTGATGGCCATAACCTTACCAATATCTCGAGTAGAGTTTTTGATAAAGATGATCTGGTGGTTCTTGAAGTAGTTGTCATATGCACGCTGTGCAAAGTCTTCTTCGATACGCTTCAGCTCGTTAGGATATTTCCTACGAATGGCATCGAGAGCTGACTTGTTGACACCTTCACCACTAGCACCAACTTTCTTTTTCAGATCTAATAGATCCTTTACGATATCACTCAGATTGAATGTACCGCCGAGTTTAAAGTTCGTAGCATAGCCACTAGCAGTAACATCGACAGCCTTCACTTCGAATTCTCCGTTACTCGCTATTACGTCAACGCCGGCGGACGACCCACCGCCGAGATGAGCCGAGTTGACTAGAAAGTAAAGAGTCACTTCGCCAGGACCTACGCCCTTGAGATTGTAGTTGTGCATCTTCGACAGCATTACCGGATCTTCGCTGCGAAGCTTGTCAATCAGTCTATTGATCTTATTCATATCGATCGAATCAATCGTATCCTTTAGATCAAACTTAGGGAAGAAATGCATATTAAAGATATGCTGAATTTCTTTTTTGAAACGTGTGTCTTTAAAATCTGATGAAGACAGATTGAATGACGTAACGTGCAAAGCCCGTTTGATAAAGTTTTTATCCATAATTTATTCCTTATTCCTTTGTTTATTTATCAACAAGCAAAATTATCTTTGCTCGTATTGTCACGCTACAACGAAATGCAATAATTGTACATGCTAAAAACAAAAAAAATCGCTCCGAGTATCTCTACTGGAGCGATTTGTTAGAAATATTTATGGTGTTAGGCTGCGACAGCAAACCATTCAGGCACTGGACGTTTTGTCCATGCCATCTTGAATCGCTCTTGCTTCGTCTGATAGAACTTACGATAAGAGCCTACGATATCATTGTAGTCGATACACTCAGGATTAGCCTTCATCGCCAACGGCTGAGGAGTCTTGTAACCGACTGGAATGTTACGAGGCAATTGCTTCAAAGCTTCGCGAAGCAATGTATCAGTGCTATGAACCTTACCATAGCGATACGTGTACTCGGCACAGAGAGCGGCGAAGTGTACCCAATGCCAAGTGTAATTGTTATTACTTTGTGCAGTCCAAATCGTGCAAGGATGGTGCATATGCACAGCACGATAGAATGTATCTTCGCGCTCGTCAGGCAGAGTCCATGCCTTCGACATCGTCTTACCAGACTTTGAAGGCACACGTGTCTCTACGCCGTCGAGCATACGATGTACAGTCGAGAGCATTTGAGCACTCTCGACGATCATCTTCACGACATGCTTGTCACACTGTAATTGTGCTGCTTTGACAGGATCACTGTCAAGAATGAATAAATTCACGGCCACATTTCCTTATCGTTTAACATTTCATCGCGTTCCTCTGGAGTAATCTTATTGGTAAGGATACCATACACTGTAACTCCAATAATGAACACTATAAAAACGAAAAGTGTCACAGTCCAGCTTTCTTTACGAGATCTTTATATCCACGCCACGATGGATGGATATCATCAGGTTGAACATACGATGTAGCAATGATACGATCTCCGTAGCTTACGGCAATGCTTTTTACTATGGCGTTGACCTTAGGTTTGCAAAAGCCTTTGTTACAAGGAGGCATAATCCATACTACATTGCCTACCTTAACACGAGTTCTAATTTTTGTCAACTCTTTTTTCGTATCAACGCCGCTATGATCGTTTGTTCCGAGGCTGATTACGATTGTCTTGGCTTCAAGCGAAGTTTTACCCCACTTCTTGTTCCATTGCCAAGTATTCCAACCGCCCCTCGAATATGATACACATTCTTTCGGAGCAAACATTTTAGTACCAACGGCGATCGAGTCGCCCATAATTAAACATTCTAACATTATACTTGTATCCCTGTTACTTGTTTCAGATATTGTGTAGCAACCTGTGCACTCGTTTCAGTAGCACCGACGATCACAGTGTCAGAGATAACGACGTTGTTATCAGGAGCTGACATCATCCATGGCATCATCGCAAATCCTTGTGGTCCCATACCAACTGTACGAGGCTTAATGAGCTCGGTGACTCCGTCTTCTTGCTTGACACGAGAGATCAACTCTTCGCCCGACATGAGCTTAATTGTATATACTTTATTCTGTTCCATTATTTTCTACCTCATAACGAATATTTGTGCCTTTCCAGACTTTGATACCAAGCCCATCGTATTCCCAGTCACGTAGATCAGGATCAAGTTCTTTCATATCTGGTTTCGGAGTATCATAGACCACTTCGTGCACATACTTAAACTTTTGTTCGTCTGACCATTCACGAAGATAATCATTGTCCTCGTCAAATACACGAAGATACTCTGCATCATCGATTACGCGAGCAGAAGTGACTAACTCGTCGATATGCATCTGAGAAAACTCTTCCGCCTCATTCATCGTGACTGTGTCTTTTGCATGTTCAGCACTCTCACAATCGACAACATATCGAATCCGATGCATCGAGATTGTTTCTACAAGATACTTAGGCATCGTCTTTCAATCCCATTTCTATCAACTGATCAGGAGTTGAGTACCATTTTAGCACAATCTCAAGCGCGTCGATATGTTTTTGGATCTCTATATCATCAGCTTCCTGATCATCCCATACAAAGATGTGATGATTTGCTCCAAGATCTCGACGCAAAGTATCCCATGTATCACGAAGTTGGTCAACAACAATCTTATCAGCCATTTCATAAGTTAAATCAATCGTATACTTACTCATTTCACTTTTCCTTTTCAACAATAATTGAACAACATTTACCACCAAACCCAAACGAGTTGACAAGAACTTTCTTGACGTCAGTCTCGATGTTCTCCATCACCACATCCATATCAGTGTCTTTGCAACCAGCGGTATGAGGAATCACACCGTTCTGAATAGACAGTACACTGTAAATCGTTTCAAGTACACCTGCTGCAGCGAAAGTATGTCCAATTTTTCCTTTATTGGAATATATCGGCGCATCGGTAAACTCGCGAACCACATTGTATTCTGAAATATCTCCAAGCGGTGTACTCGTGCCATGCGAGTTGATGCTATCAACACCTTCAAGATTCAGTTTTTCAAGGCATGCTCTTGCTCCTGTGCCAGAAGGAGAAGTTGGATCGAGTGCATCAGAAGCGTTTGCGACTCCAGTAATACGAGCATAAATCTTCGAACCCATCTCTTCAGCTTTCTTACGAGACTGAAGAATGATGCAACCTGCGCCTTCTCCCATAATAAAACCATCACGATTTTTATCGAACGGCATTGACTTCGTACCGATAGCTCGCATTGCAGAGAAAAAGCCTAAGTCAAGATCATTTACTCCTGCATCAGAACCTCCTACAATTACATAGTCATATTCATCAAGAAAACGCATGGCATAATCGATGCTTACGAGACCGGTAGCACAAGCAGAATACACACACGTGTTGATACCGCGATAGCCATACTTAATAGAGATATTACTACACAAATAGTCGATAGTAATCTTAAGCCCTTGCTTCGGCTTCAGCGGCTTTCCAGATGCCCGCGCGCGGGCCTTCGAAGTATTTCCACCAGTCAAAGTCGAAAAAACTACACCAACATTAGAAGAGTGCGGAAGTCCTGCCATATGAAGAGCTTGTTCGACAGCATGCATGCCATAGTGCACAGTACGATTAGTAAAATTTTCGTCTATTTCTATTTCAGGATACATTCCATATTTAACTTTATTGCCGTATCCTTCGTGGATGTGTGGATCAACAAGTTTATGGAAGTCTCGATCATTAAGCATATTCTCCCAACAATCGATGGGATTATCGCCTAAGGCGTCGATCATTCCAAAGCCGACGATACATGCTTCCTTCATTCTACAACTTTCTTATAACGATTAATTGTTCCATCGGCTTCTTCGACCATAATCTCATCCATACGAGGATTATGAGCTAGAATTCTTTGTTCATGATCTGCAATGATCTTACCGGCTTCACGAAGAGTACGCATCACAGCATTAGCAATTCCAAACTTATTGCGGCCGGTATTTCGCGCTTCTTCAACCGCATCAGCACTGTCGCGATACAACTCATCGGACAACGACCAAGATAAGTCGACAGCATTAGCAAAATCTCCTACGCGCCGAAGATATTCTTGTCCTCCGTCGACAGAAATAGCTCCACATGTGCAAGTTACAAAGTCATGACGATGCTTTGAGACGATAAGGTCTCCACATGACAAGCAATTTACTGCATTTTGAACAATCATTCTGCTATCACCTTTTCGTGCACTTGTGTAATGTGCTTACACTTATTATAGAAATTAAAACCAGGACAGTCACACACCCAACCTTGATCGAGCATCGTGACGTGATACTGTTTGCCTTTACAGTTTATATATGGCCATGTCAGACCAACCAAATGATGATCGTAAAAATTGATACCAGCCATTGCAAGCGGCGTGCGAAAGGCGGAATAAGTTGGCGTATGGTCAATCATAGGTTCACCTTACTACAAAAATTTAATTTTGTAAACCCCCTAAAGCGAGAAGAATCAAAATAATAAAAAGAAAACCATAGAGGGCAAATCGAAAAAAAATCTTGGCGACCTTAAACCCGACCCAAAGGAAGAAGCCTAAGATCGCCAAGAACGGCAACGATGAGAGGAGGAACACGATGCTCAACCGCGTCTCTTACCAGTTGCCGGATCGGCCGCTTCAGACTTGGAAAGGACAACAAGTCCGCCTTTGTTATAGGCTTGGCC